ATAACGTGCCATACGTAAAGTTCTACCGCCCTTGGCTGGTAAACGTTTACCGAGTGCTCCTAATTTATGGATAAGATTTGGGGTTCTTACCGATAAGAGTACGTCATCAAACGTCTGTTGTACCGGTGCCGGAAGGGTTGTAGGCGTTGTTATAGGCATAACAAACTCCCTTAGTACAAACGTAAATGTAATGACTGTGAGTCGGACGGATACTCTCATACGTCCATGAGCTGACGAAGCCCGATACGTCTATGCTGGCGAGACACGATACGCCTGTGCTAGCGAGGCACGTTACGCTAACGATAGTATAGGCTCAAAAATAATGGATTTACAAGCTTTAACGATTACGCTTGGCTTCCTCAACCTGGCGACGCAGTTGTTCTCTGCGTTCCTCTGTCAATATACGCCTATCATAATCACCGACGCGCATCAACGGGGTTTCAGCTGCCTGAGGCCCTGCATTGGCAGCTGAACGAGGCTTTGATTTGTTTTCTTCTATCTTTTTATCAACTGCTTCATATTCATCAACAAGAATGCCGCTATTTTTGATCATTTTATAAGCAGCATAATAACGATCGCCCAGATTTGGATTAGCCATAACTGAACGGAATAAAGCCGGTTCTTTAGCCGAGAATTTTTTTAGAGTGTCTTCATTCAGCACAGAATCGAAATCGGCATATTGCACACGCATAACCCGTTCAGCATTTTCCAATGAACTTTGTTGCTGATATTGCTCAAGCTTTTTCTGAGTTTCTTCAAGTTTTTGTTCTAATTTCCGTGTGCGCTTCTTGAATTGCTTACCATCTACATAAAGATCATCATCAACGCCGCTATCATCCTCGTCTGCCAATTGCATTTTGGTTGAAGGCTGATTTTGGTTCATGTTTTCACGAACTATGCGTTCAAGTTCAAGATTTCTGCGCTCTATTTCCTGCGCTCGGCGTTCTGAAGCTTCAATTCTTTCGCGCATAAGCCGCATATTTTCATCTTTGCCAGATTCTTTAGGCTTTGCTGGTTCTTTTGGCTGCTCTTGAACAGTTTCTTGAGGTTGAAGTTCAGGAATTTGTTGCGTTGCTGCATCTAATTCGTCAAACATGAATTCTCCTTATTATCTGTAAATATAACTGCATCAATCTTCTCGCCATTTTCGCGCTTTATCCACTCTAAAAGCTCGCCAGATTCCATCAAAATAACAAATTGAGCGAGCTGATAGCATTCTTTATCCCGTAAATATTGATCTTGATTGCGAATAATGTGGTGATAAAGAAGAGCATCAGGAATGGTCCACAAATATTCGAGATTTCCCGTACTATTATGATATTTCCAAACAGATTGTTTATAGACTGGCGTAGGACAAGAGCGCCGCGCCCATACAACCGTTTTGGGTTGTCTGAGCACGGCTTCTGTAGTTGTTGTCAGACATATATAAAAGTCTTTACCTGCATAAATGGGAAGGATTTTGGATTTCTCTACTGTTTCCCATATTCCTTTAATGATGGCAGGCTCCATCTTGCGACGATATTCTATGATGTCATCTTCAAGGGCTAAATGAAGAGCATCATGTTCAAGGATAACTTGACCAGCTGGCTTCTTTTTTTCGTTCATTTACTCTTCCAATTACAAACTTGTATTAATTAAAGCCTACTCCTCTTTGTTACAAATAAAAACCCCCGAAAGGAACAGGGGTCTTTATGATAGTCGAGGAACTATCTTCAAGAATGAGTGAAGAAGATTATTTTTTCTTTTTAGGGATCTTAGCACCATGTTTACGTGCTTCACTTAGTCCAATAGCAATTGCTTGCTTAGGATTTGTTACTTTCCCACCATGGCCACTATGAAGAGTGCCTCGTTTGAATTCCTTCATTACAACTTCTACTTTAGATTTTGGACCAAGATGCTTTCTTTTTTTAGCGCCAGCACCTAATGTATCAGGATGTCGCATGGCTTTTTTAACTGATAAATCATGTTTTTTAGGCATTTGCTTACCTTATTATCGCATGTTCGCGAGGTTTAATTTTCTTAAGTTTGCGGGGTTTGCGTACTAGTTTCTTTTTCTTGGATTTGCCCGCTGCTTTTTCAAGCTCTTTCTTTATATCTTTGTGTGCAATCTCATGCGCTTCTTCTTCCCAAAATTTCTTTGGTATAGCCATATGTAGCTCCAATTGTGTTAAAAGCTTGAGAGGTGCCCTAAAAAGGGGGAGGATCGCTCCCCCCTTATGCGTTATTGAGCCATAGAAGAATCACGAAACCATTCCCTTACCTTCTTTTCAGATGGTTTAGGTTGGCTTCGTTGCTGCTTCTCTTTAGGAGTCTGTAGTATTTGATAAGCAATCTTCATTGCTTTCTTATTGGTTCTTATACTTCCTGGCATAGTAATCCTAGTATTTCTTTGGCTCCATCTCTCTGCCAAGATCAGCATAATCTTCATGCATTTGTTTCTGTGCACCGTAGAATTTATCTTCTACAAAGCCCATATGATCATTGTGTGCCATTGGCCAGTACTCTTCAATAATATGACGTGGCAACAAGCAAGGCGCTGAATGATCTTCGCTGATCATATGTCCATCACGTTCCATCATCTTGCGACTTGCATGATATCCGCCTGCATATCCTTCATCATGACGAAGTCCGCTGACAGTGTTAGGAACTGGACTATGATGTCCTTCTCTCATGCTATGGTGTTTCCCATGTTCTGAGTGATGATATCGTTTTGCCATGGTTGGCTCCTTGTAAGAAATTGCGTGCCCGAAGGCCGCAAGGTTTCGCCTCTATCTTACCGCTTCAGAACCTTTCTGAATTGGCTGAGGTTCATTTATTGCACGTTGTATCGCGAGTATTTGTTCGAGCTGTGTTATATCAATATTCTCTATCTCTTTCATAGCTTTTGCAAAATTGAGTATTGCAAGATAATCATCTTTAACGGCAGCAGCTTTGCGCTCTTGTGCCAATGCTTTATTTTCCTCAATCCTACTATTACGCTCATTGCCCAATCCTTCATCTGCATATGCACGCGAATGTGCCAAATGAGTTCTGGCTTGCAATTCTTGCATCGCAACTTGAGCCTGTTGTTGTTGCATTTGTTGAGCTTGCTGCTGTTGAGCTTGCATCTGTTGACCGATCTTATCCTTGTTCTGGATTGAAGCAGCTTCAATGAGACTCGTATCTGGAATAGGAACGCCGAGCTCTTTTAACTGCAAGAGCTGAGCAAATTGCATCTGTTTTTGCGATTCTGTATTGAATCCAAGTTCAACCATGCAATGATATTTGCCAAATGCCTTATTATAAAAGAGCGGCGCCGGCTGTTCACCTTCAAGCAAATTTTGAATCTTGCCTGGCGTATAGTTATTACGAACAATCTCCATAACAATGCGGCCTAACATATTCTGTGAGAAATCCAACCTGTCAAATAAAGGCTGCAATGTTGTTAAACCTGCACTTTGTCGCAATGCTGAAAGTATGCCAGCAATAGAATCATCTTTTGATGCACCGAGGAGTTCTTCAGTGATACCGGTGACGGCATTCATTTCCTGTGAGAATGTATCCTGCAATTGGAAGAAATACTGAGGAATATTAGGCGGAGCAATCTGTTGAATGTCGGTCATCGCAGCTTCTTCCTTCAAAGGAATAATCCTACCCTGACCGGTTTGGAACAAATGCTTCACATCAATAACAGCATTTTCCTTAAATATCCAACCACTATTGACGACAGACTCGGCTGCATCGGCTGAAAGGATAATTCTGCGATTCATAAGGATTTGTGGGTCCCGAAGCGATCTGCATAATCCTTGGATTCGGCTGTAAAAATAGGGCATGAATGGATTATAGAAGCCTATAACAGGCACAAAAGGATAGACATCGAGTCCTGAGTTTCCATCATAAAATACTTTGTCTTGGATCATAATGGCTAAACGAACAGTGGGAACTTGTTGTTCAATAATCTCAACCTGAGGATAATGAGCACGGAATGTTTCAATATCCATATCGGTCTGGTTAGTGATTTCCATTATCTCGCCAGTTTGCTTATCGACGAGCAATTTCTGCTTGCGATAATCACGATAGTAATATTCGTCGTAAGCTAAACGATTCTGTTGAGTCTGACCATAAGATTCAGGGGCATATTGAAAACGACCGTCTCTGCCCGTTCCTGTTGGATTTCCAGGCAACGCCATTATATTGTCATAATGATCCGGCATCAACGAGGCAGCTGCACTGTGAGATAAATAACTGCGACGCCAGACAAAAGAACAATCTGAAAGATCAGGCTTGCGGAAATAGGGATCGATGAAAAAGTTATTATATGAGACATTATCAACTTTGATATCGCCTGAAACAGGATCGTTCGTATAGTCTAGATACACATGAAGCAAATTCATGCCTGAGATACATGCGCCTTGATGAAATGCATCTGAGATCGTCTCATAAACGCCTTCACGCTTGTAAATATTCATGAGAATCTTTGTCCATTGGTCGGCAGTCTTTTGATCGCCGTTCTCCAAAGGAACTACGATAGTAGATTTACGGTTTCGCCGCTGATGGCCTGAAACCATGCCGCACATAGGCCTTGTACGGTTAAAGAACCATGAGCCACGGTTATTATTGGGCAAAGCTTGATTAAGCTCAGCCATCATTGAAGTGTCACCAGCTTCAAGCCGAGCATCTAAAGTAGCCTCAGTCCAAAACACCTGCCAAATAGCCTGGTTAGCCGAATAATCAGCATCAATCTTTTTCTTTATGGAGCCATAATCATCTTGTAAGTATTCCGGTTGCCGCATTAACATTGTGCTTCCCTTCTCTTAATTCCCTCCGCTATAAAAGTCTAGAAAGACCAGAGAGGGAAAACAAGTTTTTAAATACTATTTTCATTTTAGACTTGAAATGAGAACAAGACGATTATTTATTAGCGATATCGGTCATAACGTGGATCATCCCTAAAGAAACGGGGAAGATCTGCTTGGCCACCATACAATGCAGCTGCTTTTTTTCTATCGAAATCTTCTGGCGACATTCCTTTTCTTGTTCTATGAATAGCTAAACACATATACCGTAATGCATCACAATTTTTTACAATTGCGCCATTGCTTAAACTAAAGTGGCCTGTACTTGGAACGGAAATGCAACAAACATCAGATTTCTCTTTCAGCGGCTCTACGCTTTCTACCAGCAGCGGCTTTACAGTTTGCATGACAATATTTTTGTGTCGATCTACCATTTCTGTTAATCGCAAGGAATTCCTTGAAACAGTATTCACAATTCTTTGGCTCTCTTTTCCATTTTTCCCATGATTTGCACTGTTGGGCATGTTCACGATGCCAAATAATTCCTTCAGCAGATTTATGCCATATTTTGGCAGCTTCGCGACAAACTTCGCTAATACCTTTATTGTTCTTTTTCGGAATATGACGGTGTTCTTTATCGGGCAAACATTCAAGATTGTACAATGCATTGTTTGACACGTTTCCATCGACATGGTGGATGCAACAATCGGTTCTACGTTTGCCGAATATACTTTCCCAGACATCCCAATGTAATTTTCTTCCGAATGAAGTGAAATATCTTTCATTCGCATATAATCGATAAACTCTGCCCGCGAAGTATTGGATAAATTCATCAAGGACGATTGGATCTTTGTATTCGGAGTTAATTTTCGCGCAGATATCCATCCGCTGTCCGTCAAGAACATATGATCCCCCGTGCACTTCACCTTTGTACCGTCGGTGAATTTCACTTCCACAAGTCGGGCATTTTTCCGAGTTATTTGCGCTTTCGTGCATGAACGCCATCCCAATAAAGTTAGAACTTCATCATTATCGTTAAGTTCTATTATGGGACGCATTCCGCTACGCGTCAATATTAATGTATCAGGCGTAAAACAATAGTGACAGCACCAAGACTTAACGGGAACAGGCAAATATCGCTGCTGTGTTTCATTCCATTCCTTGCGATAATTCTCTAAAGCATTAATAAGAGATCTGCATCTTTCTTGATCAATCCAAAACTTATTGAAATGTGTCCAGACATTTTCGATGCCATCGATAATGCTTACTTGTTCTATCAACGTAAAGTTTATGCCTAATTGAGCAGCTTTCTCAAAACGAGTAACAGCTCCACCGCCCCATTCTCTAACTTTTATATCTGCAGGAGCAAAATGCTTTCCATACTTATAGGGTTTGTCTTGTATAACTTTGGCATAATGATCAAGCCCAAGTCCTGTATTTGAATAACAGTCAATAATGCGTATAACTGCGCCATCTGCTACTGATTGCCAGAATATTATTGTCGTTGCATCATTAACCCCGATATCCCATGCAGTATAGACAAGCAAGCCAGGTTCCCAGGCAATGTAATTGATTTGGCCTTTAAGCTTCAAAGCATCAAGATAAGTACCATAAAATGAACCGCTAATACCTCTGTCAAACGAACATTCATACTCCTGAAGATAAACACCAGGATCCATCTGTTCACGTTCTCTGGTTAAATCCTCGTCGTCTATATGGTGTATCTCAGAGGCTTTGTGTATGAATACTTTCCATTCAGGCCATTCTTGCGCCATCTTCCACAGTTGCCACATATGATTTTTGCCGCGGGGAGTTCCTACAAAAGCACACCAACCTTTATTTGCTGCAAGCATAGGACGGATATAATCAAAAATGTCATGAGGCATGAGTGCATATTCTGACAGAATAACAGCGTATGGATTTGTTCCTACCATTGAGGATGAGTAAGTATCGCCGCCAACTATCTGTAAGACAGAATTATTGTTGAATCTAATCTTCATTTCTGCTTGGTTAATGGCAGCGATCTGGCTTTTAGGCAGGAAATCAAGAAACTTAATACCATTTATGGTAAGAGCATCGAAAATACATTTACGGCCTTGTTGGTAGGTTGGAAGTACATAATGTACAAGGCAAACACGTTTAACACATTGACGAATGGCGAGATTCCAAAAGAGAATATCCTTTCCTGCTCGTCTCGCAGCCACATAAAGGACACGCTTTGATCTGCCTTCTTCGATAGTATCCCAGATTTCTTCTTGATACCAACGAAGAGAGAACTTGCTAAATTCTAGACTTTCTTCAACATTCATTTACACACTCGGCTCTTCAGGCAATAACATCCAATGTGAAAACTTAGCAAATGGTCGAGGCGCAGTAATAATGCAATCTTCATTTTGATTGCCATTACATTTGATTTGCATTAATAATTTTGGCTTAAAAATATAAATAACATCTGCAATATAGATACCAAATGGTGCTTCAATAGGATAAGGATTGCCATAAACTAAAACTCGTGACCCAATTGATGGCTCTTGATCTAAAAAACTAATCCAATCATTAGACATTCTTTTCTTTCTCAGTTGTCTCCGAACTGTCGACAACTTGGCGACGGTTGCTCAACAATCGCTCTTCCAATAATTTGCTTAATGCATGAAAATCATCAGGTTGCACAAGAGAAAGAATTTGACGACGAAGATCTTCATATGAATACGTTAATAATAAAGCCATAAAAGCAAGAGCATCCCCATTGTTATAACAAGTATTACAGTAATAAACGTTTTTTGCTTTGTTTATTGAAAATGATTCAGCTCGGCAGAAAGGACAGCTGCTATTAGCCCAGCGCTTATTATCTTTAGTAATCGGTTCGAGAACTTTTCTAATAAAAGGCATCTTTAAAAGCGTACAGAAATTCAACAAAGGGACAGCTTTTCTTGGCCTTCCGCGTTTGCCAGTATGCGGATCATTAATGATTTCTTTTACTCTATTGCATGAATAATTAATTATTTTGTTATATGTTTTATGCTTATTTTCTTCTTCAATTACCCAATTAGGTTTAGGTTTAATACAATTTTCTTCCATTAATGTTCCTTTCTCTCATCAGCAATCCAAAAGTCAGACGCCATTACGGGCCTTTCTTTCAATAGATCGCCTTGCCATTCCATTTTCGGCCAATGTTCAAGGCAATAAGCGATTGCACTGTCATCACCATAAGCTACATAAACAGCTAATTTATCACATTGACCGCATTTTATAGGCTTATTATCAGTATCGTATGCAATGCCTTCCATTAATCCCTCTGCTTTCTTGGACGCCCGCGCTTTTTTGTCATTGCAGCATCTATTGCTTTCACGAAATCTGTTTGAGGCTTTAATTTCTCATATCGTGTCATTTTTAATGTAAAGTCAGGATTGTTTACACATCGCATATAATCAGGTTTCAATGTTAAGCCAAAAGATGCCAATGTTTCTTTAATTTTGCCAATATTATCATGGCCAAAGTTTTTGATTTCCGATAATTCTGATTCTGTTTTAGCTAATAAATCGCCTATAGTATGCACATTAATACTGGCAAGACATTGATTGATTCTTACAGAAAGATTAAGTTTTTGAACTGGCGCTTTTGCCCACCATTTTTTTATATATTCATCCGATCCGATATCTTTTTGTGCTCGCGCTAATTTCTTAACACTTTGAATCTCGTCTTGTAACATACATAGATCAGCTTCAAGTGAGCTGTTTTCATTGTGTAGATTATCAATCTTCCACTGTCTATCTACCAAATGTTTTTCTGATTCCTGTAAAGTCTTTATCAAACTTTCCTTGTTTTCTAATAACTCTGCTATTTTTTTTTCCAATCTTGCTGTCTCAAAATCATAATATGCACTGGCTTCTTGAATCTCTCCTAAAAGAGAAACGATTTGTTTGCTAAGGCGCTCATTCTCATCCTTGAGTCTATCACACTCAGATTTTGTACTTTTGCCTACTATCCACTCAAATAAACGCATTTTACTCCTTTGCTTTAGATTTGATCTTGACGGACAATTTTTTGGCTTTCAATTTCCATAAAGCAACTTTATTTTTCATAGTATTAAGTTCAGCTGCAAGCCTATGACATCGTTCATGTGCTATTTCTAATTTCTCTTTTTCTTCTTTTGCCAGTAATTTGATGCTTGTAATTTCCTCTTGGGCACGAAACAATTTGTCTTTTAGTTCTACATTATCTTCGCTTAATTTGTTGTTGGCAGCTTCTGCATTCTCAATTCTCTTTGTAATAGTATAATTCTTGTATTCACCTGATGTATTATTGATAGGATTGATCACTAAAGGTTTTGGTTTAATAATGCGTTTCTTTTTCTTCTTACTAAAAGGCCAAAACACACTCACTCCTTTACAATTACAGCACTATCTGCATTCCGTTCAGCATCAACTTCTTCTTTGCTCTTTACTTTAGGCTTCTCCAAATAGACATATCTAACTTCAGATTGTGAAGCTTCTTCTTTCTTCAAATCAGACCAATATTTGTTTATTGCTAAATATTCAGGATCAAGAATATGCATATCTTTATAAACAACATCTTTGTCATATTTGCGTATTAAAGCGCCTTTGCGTTTACGAACAGCAAGCATAAGTTTAGCCAAATCATATGCTCTTTTAACATCAGGATATTGTTTGGCCCAACGATAAAGTTGTTCGCGATCCATCTTCATCAAAAAAACAAAATCAGCGATTTCTAAACTATCTTTTCGTTCAGCCCATGTGAGCATGGTAAAACAGAATCTTTTACGCCAATCATCCTTTTCAGGAAACAGCATATATGCGTCATTTTGCAGGAAATCAACCCAGGAGACATTTTTCGACAAAGGTGTAATAGCGATGCTATCATTATCTATTTTGCTATTATCTTTTTCAGACACTATAAAACCTCTGTAATTGTAAATTCCGTTCTTGGTTTTTTATCATACACTTTATCTTTAGAAACTGAACAAACTATGCAATCATCTGATAACAAGGTGCCATGACTAATGCTGTCTAATAAGAATTTTTCGAGATTATCTAAGTCTGGTTTTTTGTCATGAGGCGGCAACGCCTTACATTTGAGCAGATATTTGGGTGTTGGCATACAAAAAAGCATTGTCATTTTGACAGCTTTAGTAAATATCGGCTGACCATGCAATTGCTGATTGACATAAATATTGAAAAAAAGCTTTTCTTTGTGCTGTTTATCGAAGAAATGCTTCCCATTTAAACCTGGGCGCTGCCAGGGTATAGGATCTATGGGAATCGTGAAGGACATACTGCGCGCCATGGATTCTCCCTTTAAGATACGGCCGCGGGCATCCCCGTCTAGTTTTGTTCGTTAACTCATTATATCACATTCGAGGAAACTCGCGGACATATTTCAAGAGATGTCAAATTTGACTCAAGTTGAACGATTTGAGAACGGCATGAGTCAAGCATGCCTATCGCCGATAACATTCGCTCTAAAAGATCCTTGGCCATCTTGCCTTGGCGGTAGTCTTTTATCCAATTCTTGGCTTGGCAACGCTTCAAGGATTGATTGCATAGTTTATCGATTCTCTCATTGTTTTCAATGATTTGTTGCGATGTAAGCGCAGATGATGGCTGTGAAGTTCCCTTTTGTGGGTATCTCTTTTGGGTTTCAAGACGCAAGGATTGACTTACGCCGTTCGCAAGTTTCTTACTATACTCACGACAACAAACAAGAAAATATCCAAATGGATTGGCTAATTCCCCTTTTCGATGCGTACACAGATTTGCATACGCTATCACTTCGTCAGGATATGCCCCAATTAAGGCAATGTCAGCTTCGCTCATTGGTGTATTTTTTAAACTTTCGAGCGATCGAAGCATTTCATTTCTATCTGGCAGCGTCATTGTTTCTCCTTTGTCGAAATTTGGCACTTTACAATCAT